CTGTGGATAAAGCTGTGGATAAGCGCCGTAATTGAAATCTTTGATTTTTATACTAGGCAGAATATTATACTGGAGAGAATATTACACTACACCTGCCGCTTGCGTATGTTGTCCGGTAACTCCCGAAGGAGCCACAGCGACTGAGGGGTAAACCTCGTCTTGCCCTTAGGGGGCATCGCCGAGGTTTCACCGAGGCGAGGTGGTCGTAAAACTCATCACTCCCCGTTTTACTCCCCTACTATATATAAGGCGGGAAATATACTTGATTTCCCGTTTTTACACAAAAAATCTTTTATAATGTGATACAACTCACTTACAAAGTATATCAAATCGGACATTACGGACATATACGGGGTAGCTTCACTTTAGTCAAAATATTTATTTGGGGTACATAATACTAACTCATCTCTATATTTAACACCTAGGGTCGTTGCGCTGGTTGGGGTGGCGTGTGCTGAGCGTGTGAGCGCATAATCTAAGGAGATTATTCCCGCCTATCGGGGCAGATTGTGGGTGATTGTGGGGGATATAGTTAAAGGCTGAGGGCTTACTAAACTATCGGCAAGCTGTGGCACTCTCCCACACCTACCACACATACCACACCTCACCCCTCAGCTCTCAGCTGTAAAGCTGTGAAGCTCTCAGCCGTCAGCTCTCGCCAGCTGTCGCCAGCTGTAAAATAAGCTGGTAGCTATATCTCCCCCCGCTGTCGGGCGTGTCCTCAGCTGAGATTTACCAGCTGGAGAATATAACAAAACTGTTATAATTAAATACTAGAAAATAGGGTAGACACCGCTATTGTTATCTCAGTGAGCTAACCAGCTCACATAACTAGACGAAGGGCAAGTAATGAACCACCTAGACTACTTAAACCTAAATAAAGCTGAGCAAGTAAATAAAGAGAGTGAAGCCTTCCACCAGCTGATGAAGCTGTTAAAGAATAAATTAACAGCTGTTGAAGAGCAGACAGCTATCCGCTTATGGGTAAATGGAACTCTAGCTAGTGAGTGGGTCGGCTGGTATGACCGAGCTATTATTGACCAAGCTGAGAAGGTGGCTATCTAATGAAAGCTATCAAAACCTGCTCACAGCACCAAATTTGTGAAGCTTCCGACAGCCAGCTCGCTATCTGTAAATGCTGGTGCGCTGAGTGTAAAGATTATATGAAAGAAGCCCGCCAAGCTTTCAAGCTGGCGGGCGGTATGCGTATCAGCCAGCTAGCTATGAGTGCGACAGCTAGCTCACAGCTATTTACTAATGAAAAAACACACGCCACTTGTGCCTATTGCGAGGCGGGAATAGCTGAGCACCATCAAGCCGAGAAGGGGGGCAAGTAATGACTAACACAGGATTACACCCAGTAGAAGCGATACGCTTTACCAGCTCTAATAATTACGCTTGCTCACTTTGCGGGCGTAAAATCCCCACCCGTAAGACTTCCCGCAATACTGAAACCATCTTAGACTGGCAAAGTGCCGAGGTGGCGGGAATGTTTTGTAGTGAGCTGTGCGCCCATAGGGCGACAGCTGACCGACTTTACTGCTTAAAATATAGCTTCAAAGCTTAGTGGCTTCTAATCCTCTCTCCTGCTAGAATGGGGGAGAGTGGGTTAGATACTCCTAATAGGTAGGCAGTATCAATAACTAGACGATAGGGGCAATAAATGAACACAGTAGAGAGAATGGTAGAAGAGATACGCACCGAGCTGGCTAGGGGCGAAGAGCTGGAAGATATTAAAGATAGAAGCGGGGAATTCATAGATAGCTGGCTACCCGTTTACAATAACCGCATAATAGAAGAATGGACACTTATGCCTAATGATTACACCGACAGGGGAAGCGCAGAGCTAGGCACAGGGCAGGAGATAAGTATCATCAATCTAATGACCTTAGATTTATATCTTTATTACTCCGATTTATTCGCTGAAGCTGTCCAAGAGGTAGAAGACCAGCTGGAGCAATCAACGCTTGAAGCTTGGGCGGAAGGGGTTAGTAAATGAGAAGCGCAAATTATTACCGAGTAAGAAGAGTAGTGCGGGCGGTGTTTTGGCTGGCACTACTGGCAGGGCTTTACCTAATCGCCACCCGTATATGGTGGGGAGATGGCGGGTTATGTATCGGCACGCTAGAGAGGTGCGGGCTATGAACTGCGACTACTGCGGGCAAGTAATGAGAGAGAGCACTCACTACTGGGGCGAATACTGCCAAACTAAAAACTGCTTTAATAGCGAACTAGCTCGGTTAATTTACGGGGCTAGATATAAGAGAGAGAAGGCAAGCAAGTGAGAGAGCTTGAACAATTCTTAAATGTAGAGGGAGAGTGGCTACTGGAGAGGCTGAGCCTTGCTTATAGTAAAGAGGGCAACCCAGCAGACCGCAATTACTACCAAGGCAGATTAGACCAGCTCGCACAGGTGAGAGGGTTTTTAGGTCAGCCCCAAATTATGAGAGAGAGGGAGAGCAAGTGAGTGAAGTTATAGATTTACACCAAGTAAAATTGGAGAAAATGAGAAGAGAGTTAGCCGAAGAGATACGCATAACTTTAGCGTGGATCGCTGAGGTTGAAACTAGGAGAGAGGGAGGGCGCAAGTAATGGCAACTAATGGCGAGATGATAGACCAAATCCAAGAGTGGATAAATACGGAGGGAGAGATACTCTCTGATGAACAAGTGATAGAGAATATCCGAGAGCTAGTGAACGGGGGCGGGTTATGATAGAGCACCACTTTATTATCAAATACAGTAAAGAGGGGGGCTGGGAGTGGGATACAGATAGCGAGGAAGCTCGCTACCCTGACGGCACAGTTTGGAACGAGCAAGCGCAAGAGTGGAGTAATGGTTATATCGGCTGGAATAAGGAGAAGGACGAAGGCGAATACTTAGATGATGATGATCTAGTAGGTGAGCAGTTAGGCGCAATACTGGAGGTAGCTAACTCAGCAAGTAAAGTTATTTAGTGGCGGGCTATGCTACACTCCTTAGTCTAGGGGAGTGTGGCGTAGCATACTACTAAGAGATAGTGGTATGAGAGAGAGGTAGAAAATGCTCGGATATAAGTATGAGGATATACAGGGCTTTGGCTCAACGCTAAAGCTTGCTGAACTAATGGCAATAGATATGGGAGAGGCTGAAGTAAGAGAAGGACTACTTAAAATATGGGACTTCTTTGAAGGACTACTAGCGGAGGGCTATGTAGAGGGAGAGGAGATAGAGGTATGAAGGTATCAACAGTAATAGAGGAGTTAAAGAAGTTAAATCCTGATGAGGAGATAGTGATTAGCTGGTTTGATAAACAAACTTATCAGGATTATTACAATGATGAGATAGAGATAACTCCTGCTCAATGGGAGTATGTAGTCAAGTTCATATCTGAAAATGACTACTACTGGCAACAGATTAACTGGACACTAGAGGAAGCAGTAGCAACTGTTAAGGAGAAAATAACAATATGAGTAAGATGAAGCAACACTTAGAAAATGAGGTCGTGATTACTCACTCTAGCGAGGAGAATACTGGCTGGAAGCGGTATATCGCCTTCAATTATCAAGGTAATGAGTATGAACTAACCCTATTTTGGGAGGAGTTTAATGGCTACGATACATTTTGGAGAGTGCCTGAACGCACACCTGATTGGGTAGCAGAGTGGGATAGCGAAGCTCACCAAGGTATGAGCTTTGAACACTACCTAGATGAACTAACTTGGGAGATGGGGAAGTAATGGAACTAAAAGCTAAGCCTATTTGTGGTGATTGTTTGCTACCGATAGATATTTGTGCTCATAAGATAGAGATACTAGAGGAGATAAGGTGGTCAGCCGAACGGCTGATACAACTAGCGAAAGAGAGAGAGGAGCTAAGCAAGTGAATATAAATATAAAGGAGAGCTATATGCCCGAATATACAAAGGCTATTACCTTTGAGTGTGAGGGTGAAGAGTATCTAGCTGAGGTGTATGTCGGTAAAAACTGTTCCGATTACAACCTATACCAAGGCAATAAAAAACTAGAGGATAAACCTGCTTGGTTAGAGAAGGCAGAGTTAGACCCTGAGTTTAACTTCTTATTCTTTATTGATGAACTTGGTTGGGAGTATGAACGCAACGGAATTAGTGAAGGAGAGGTAAAGATATGAAAACTATCTGTCAATTCTGTGGGTGGGAAGTGAGTAAGCCTGAGTGGTATAACAAGCAATACGATAGGAGCGGTTATGTTTGTGATAACTGCCTGATGGATAACGCAACCGAGAGAGAGAAGGAGAGGGTTAATGGCTGAGCCACGCTATCTAATGGGTGATGAGTATGCCCTTACTGGAACTGAGTTAGATATTGTCAAGTGTAAGGAGTGTGCCAGCGAGTATGACTACGCTGAGTATCACTCCTACACCTGCTCCGATTGTGAGGATAAGATGATAGCGAGAGAGAGGGAGAGAGTAAGTGGGTGAGGTAATAGAGCTACCTAACAGGGGCAAGATAGTAGTAATACTGTATGAGGTATCAGATACACAAGGGATAGCTATATGGGGCGGTGAGAACCCCGTAGAAGCCCTTAAATGGTATCGTAATAGCCCTACTGGGAGTAAGATTTGGGTATCCCAATGGGAGGCAGATGAGGAAGATGCCAAGCAGGTCTTAGAACCTATGGAAATTACACCGATAGTGCTTGCCACTATCACCGATTGTATGGAAAGATGGGGAAATGGAAAGAGTTAGACAGCGAATAGAAACGGCAAAGCTACAAGCCGTTCGTCAGAGAAACTATCGGAGAGCAAGGGACAGAGCGTTAGCTCGTTTGAGTAAAGACTACCCAAATGTGTATCGCACCTACCTTGAGGAGGAGATGAGGGCTGATGAAAGTTTGGGTAAGAAGTGGCTTGATATTACTGGTAACACTAGGACTACTTCTAGTAGGACAAGATAAATTATTTCCACCCACCACAGCAGGTAGAATACCTGATGGTGTAATAGAGAATAGGAAGGCAACAAAAGATGAGAAAGATCGTAATAGAAAGCTCGCAAAGGACTACGCTCAGGCTGGTTTCGGGTGGCAAGGAAAAGAGTGGGAGTGCTTACTCGCCCTTTGGACCCGTGAGAGCAGGTTTGACAACTATGCAAAGAACCAACGAGGATCAAGTGCTTACGGAATTGCTCAACTCCTTAGAGAGAAAGATAGCAGAGCTGAATTCCAAATCTTACGAGGCCTTAAATATATTGATAAGCGGTACAGTTCCCCCTGCAAGGCGTGGAACTTCTTTCTCAAGCACAAGTACTACTAGATGAGACTGCTTGACTTATACTGCAAGGCTGGTGGTGCTAGTAAGGGCTACCAGTTAGCAGGGTTTGAGGTAGTGGGTGTGGATATAAAGAAGCAGAAGCGTTATCCATATGAGTTTATTCAGGCTGACTGCTTGGAACTTATGAAGGATATGGACTTCCTTAGATCCTTTGATGTGATTACTGCTAGTCCACCCTGCCAAACTCACAGTATCACTCAACACTTACGCAACGCTCAAGGTAAATCAACAGATAAGATAGATCTAATACCACAAACAAGGGAAGCTTTAGTAGCAAGCGGTAAACCATATGTGATTGAGAATGTGCCAGGCGCACCTTTGATTAAACCAATACAAATGTGTGGTTCATACTTTGGATTAAAGGTTAGAAGGCATAGAAGATTTGAGTCCAACTTACCTCTTGTTGGATCACCTTGTAAGCATAAACAACAGGGCAAACCAGTAGGTGTGTATGGTTCTATGAGGGATGAGATACCTAAGGGTGGTCATACAGCAAAGACAATAGAAGAAGCAAGAGAAGCTATGGGAATTGATTGGATGATATGGGGAGAGTTAGTGGAAGCGATACCACCCATATATACTCAAGAGATTGGTAAACAGTTATTGCTATTGATGTGATAGTATCTAAGTCTTGACCGGTTCTTAACCTTTCTCTCCGGTCATAATAAGAGAGCCTCACTACCCTTCCGAGTGGGGCTTTCTACTTTTTCTTAATCCAATACTGTGAGTTAATAACTAAAGTATCTATCTCTTCCTTGTGCCGCTCAGTAAA